CCGGTTGATCAAAAAATTCAACCTAAATTCAACCTACTAAAAAATTAATTTTTTTTTTTTTTCATTTTTAATTTGATTTATTTCAAGAATCTTTTTTTCTATAGATTTTTTTTCTTGATTTTTCTCTTTTCAAATTTTTTCATCCGGTTGACTCAAAAAAAGTCAGTAACAAAAGAACGAACAGAATATGACGAATGCAATCTTATAGCGTAAGTAAAAAATCAGGCTTTTCCTTTTTGAAAAAAAGAACGAAAAAAAAAGAACGCCCGGTTGACTAAAAAAGAACGAGATGCTTTTTCGTAATAAACTAAAAACTGCGCCACACTGAGAAAATAAAAAGTCAACCGGCTGATCCAAAAAGTCAACCGAAAGTCAACCGGGCCACTTTTCACCTACCTTATCATAAATGGTAACATTTTCGGTCCTGAAAAATCGTCGTTCGCAGCATAACTTTAAGAACAAATACATATAAATAGTATATTCATTATATATAAATGTCGGCATATGAATGCTCTATATGTAAAATATGCACGAAACAAAAGGCAAATTATTTGCGACATTTAAATACGAATAAACACAAACAAATGCTAGAAACGACCAAAATACATAGAGAGAATGAGTTTACTTGTGAATATTGTGATCAAAAGTTTTCATTCAAGCAATCCATGTACCGGCATATTAAATATAGGTGTATGAAGAACAAAGACGAAGACCTGAAAGAATTAGTCCGTTTAATGAATTTGCAGTTGCAGCAAAAGGATAAGGAATTAGACACAAAGCAAAAACAAATCGACAAACTAATGACTAAATTAGAGATCAATATCAATACAACCCATATCCAGAATAACATCACGCTACTTGCATATAAAGATACGGATATATCGCATTTAACAGATAATGATTATTCATCTTGTATTAAACAAGTCAACTTTTGTGTAAAGAAACTAATCGAAAAAATTCATTTTAACCCGGCAAAACCAGAAAATATGAATTTTTATATATCGAACTTGAAGGACAAGTATTTAATGGTATACGATGGAAACTGGAATATAAAGAATAAAAACGAGTTGGACTATATGTATGATGAGAAGGAGATGATGTTGGATCAGTGGCTTAGTGAAGAGCAACATAAATACCCCGAATTACAAGAAAAGTTCGACCGTTATTTGCACAACAAGGAAGACGATGACACGTTAAATATGATCAAGGATGAAATCAAGCTAATGCTGTATAATAATAAAGGAATGATACAAAACTAACAAATTCTTTTTAATCGTTTAATCGTTCTTAGCAAACCCTTGTTTTTGTTCAAGCGGGCATAATAAGCCGCAGCATTTAGTCCAGAACAATCTAATTTTCCTTTTGTACATATAGGATATTTCAATGTCTTTGGTTGTAGAAAGCATCTTGCACCGTATTTTTTCTTATAACTTTTGCGATATTTTGGTGGGTGCCACATAATATATGTCAATATAATATGTATCAAATTGTAGAAGATCCAGTATTCTGGTCCTTCTTCTTAACAACAATGACTGCATTCATATTTGGAATGGCGAAACTCATTTCTAAATCAAGATGTAAAAAATGCAAAATACTTTGCTGTGAAATAGATAGAGATGTAGAAATGGAAGAAAAAGAGGCAGAGTTTGAATTAACGCACTCTCGTCCCGAAATAAATACTCTATAATTATATGTCATTCTACAATTCAGGAATTCTGGAACAATTGAATACACCGGGGTTTAATGTATTATCTACAAGCGTAGTTAGACCGCCGTTGAATATAATAAACTTCTCAAATGCATCATCCGGATACAATATTGTTGTTCCAGCAGTAGACTTACGTAGTACAAGTACTGTGAAAATAAATGGCATAGATAGCGATACAAATGCCAGCTTATTGATTGGGACGAATAGTTCTGTAATACAAATCGGAAATGCGAGTAGTGGCACATATCTGTTTGGCAAAATAACTGAGATCAATACAACCACCATCCATATTGGGTTGCGAACAACTTTGAATTTAGGAAATGTAAGCAGTCAACTCGCAAACATCAGTGTAACGAATATAAGTCGAGCAAATGTGAACATTGCGAATATAAGTAACGCCAATATAAGCGTAGCATCAATAAATACCGCAAATATAAGTGCAGCAAACATAAGCTTAGCAAATATAAGCGCAGCAAATATATCATCTTTAGTATGCACAAACATATCGGCAGTAAGTAGTAGAGTATGTTACGCACTATGGTCTGCGACAACAAATACATCCCAAGATAAAAATATAGGGAATGGATCACCTAATATAATACAAACCACTCTTATCAATAACGTATCATCGTTAGTACAGCTACAGAACCCATATGAATATGACGGCACATTTAAATGCGGTTATGACGGGTTGTATTTATGTTCGGTAATTGCTACACCAATCGACTCAGCCACTGAAATGGCCGTTTATTTATCTAAAAATCTAAAATGCATAGGTCCCGTCATTTATGGTAATTCAGCTGGTTCAATGTGCGGATCACTTACTTTATTTTGTAATACGAACGACATACTTGCATTTTATAACTTTGGAAATACAATACTACCAGGTAACAGTGACATAACTAAAACTGAGTTACGAAGCCTACTAAAAACTCCTGCAACCTCAGCACAACTATGCTCCATTACATTATTATAAAGTGTCGTGAATATAATCCACTAACATTGCCTCAGTGATTCCTAAATTTTCATCTACTTTGTCTATAATTAAGTTATCAATCATTTCTTGCAAAGAAGGCGACCTGTTTAACTCGGATTTGAATTTATCCACAAATGCACCAATTAATTTATTTTTAGAATCCTTTTTTTCATCTTGAACGAGCATAATATCACCGAGTATGTCCTTGAATATTTGCCCTTTTTTATATTCATCACTTTTCTTATAGATACTCTTTTTTACTGTTTCCATTGTATCGCATATTTCAGGTTTAGATATTTCTTTGAATTCCAGCTTGACCGACTCTTTTGTAAAACTACCGTCGAATGTCTTTTTGAATAAAGCCAAAATATCTTCGTCGATCATTGGACTGGATTCCATGAGGCGATCGTATTCATCTGTACATCGATTAAAAAATTCGATCACACCCTGTCTTTCGGTAGGATTTTTAGACAATTCTACTTTGACGCGTCTATAAAATTTATCCCAGGAAATAGAGGCCACGCGGTGAGATTCATTGAGTTCATTGATTTTTAGAAATTGTTGTATCGTAGTGATAATGCCAGCCAATATATTGATACCGCCTATGATCATAGTCGCGTAATTTCGAAAACTCGCCGGTATTTTAGCTTGAGCAAAATTCGCTGTACCTGTTAATGTGCTCATAACGATAACCGGTATAGTATACCATATATGCAGCGAATGATACTTCTCGTTACTTTTTAAGTGAAGCCACTTGTAGCAAACCGATTTATCCGCCCAGTCGGCAAGAACAATCTCGTGTTCAGGTGTCCATTCGTTCTCCATAAGATAAAGAGAGATAATATATTATGCCAATATAATGGATAAGTTGGATGAAGTAAAAGCAACGCGGTTTTCAATTAAAAATGTCTACGAGTATCTAAAAAATACAAAGCAGACTGTATATGAAACGTATTTAAAATATAATAATTTAAATAAAAAGAATGATTTATTAGATTCTTTTCATTTTCAGAGCAAGCTTATTGATTTAGAGTTTGATACCATCAAGCAATTATACCAATTCATAGACAATCATATGTATTGTGACTATTACAAATTATTTATCGTGGTGAATAAGTTTTATATAGATAATTTTAAAGAAGAGATTACGATTAATAAATACCCTGTTTACAAGGATCTAGAGCCATATAAAGAGTACGATTATGATACAGTGAATAACATACATCAAGACATTATAAAAATAATCAATACGATTGATAAGAATTGCACTAAAAAAGATGATGATGTTAAAGAGCATAAGTGCAAATTGGCACACGGTATTAATATAGATAATTTTATTATCAACTTGGAATATTCGAATAATATAATACGCAATCAGAACAATTTATATATGAATTATTTGGCGTCTTATCACAAATATCACTTATCTTGGTTGAATAATTTGAAGGATAAGATAGACCTTATGAAGACACAGATGAATACCGATATCAATATAAATGATATAGTCAAGGAAAAGGTATCTAAATATATTGTTCAAAAATGCAGATTGTGTGATTTAGATGCAGTGTATTGTGAAGAATGCTCGCATATTGGTTTAAGAAATGTAGTGATAGACAACATTTTTACAGAGGTTGTCCCTGATCCAGTGTTATCACGAGATATTATAATCGATCCGGTCTTAGTAACAGGTGTAGAATTTTCTCCAGTTGCAGAGGCAGTAGCTGAACCACTAGAAGAGACAGTCGTAGAACCTGATCCAGAGCCAGTTCCAGAGACAGTTCCAGAGCCAGTTACAGAACCAGAGCCAGTTACAGAATCAGAACCAGAGACAGTTACAGATCCAGTTATAGAATCAGAATCAGATCCAGTTCTAGAGCCAGTTCCAGAGCCAGTTGTAGAATCAGACCCAGATCCAGTTCCAGAGCCAGTTGTAGAATCAGATCCAGATCCAGTTCCAGATCCAGGGCCAGTTCCAGAGCCAGTTGTAGAATCAGATCCAGATCCAGTCAATGAGCCAGTTGTAGAATCAGATCCAGATCCAGTTCCAGAGCCAGTTGTAGAATCAGATCCAGGGCCAGTTCCAGAGCCAGTTGTTGATCCAGTCAATGAGCCAGTGGTTGATCCAGTTGTAGAATCAGATCCAGGGCCAGTTGTCGACCCTGAACTGGAAGAATTATATGATGAGCAACATATAGATAGAGAACAAGATTGTGAGAAAATAGTAGACCCACTCGTTGAAGTTATTCCTGAAGCAGAACCAGTCGACGAAGTTATTCCTGATCCAATACAAGTGCCAACAGAAGAAACACTAGAACCAGTACAAGTGACAACAGAAGAAACACTAGAACCACTACAAGTGACAACAGAAGAAACAGTAGAACCAGCACAAGTGACAACAGAAGAAACAGTACAAGTGCCAACAGAAGAAACACTAGAACCAATACAAGTGCCAACAGAAGAAACAGTAGAACCAGCACAAGTGACAACAGAAGAAACACTAGAACCAGTACAAGTGACAACAGAAGAAACACTAGAACCAGTACAAGAGACAACAGAAGAAACAGTAGAACCAGCACAAGTGACAACAGAAGAAACAGTAGAACCAGTACAAGAGTCACTCACTGATCCAGTTATTGAATCAGAAGTAGAGCTCGAAATAGAAACAGTTCTTTATCCAGTGCCAGAGCTCGAAATAGAAACAGATGTAGAACAAGTATTAGATCCAGTATCTGAAGAAGTTATTGAACCAGTTGAAGAAAACATAGCACCCGAACAAGTAGTTGAAGCAGTTAAAAACAGATTAAGGGGGGTCATACGAGCAAAACTGTTAAATAAACCATCAATCGACAGTGTAATAGATAAAGTAATGTCTCAGCTAGATGATATGATTCATAAGATCGTAGAAGAGAATTAAATTAAATCAAATTTTTCAATAAATTTCTGTATGATTATGCGGTCTTTCTTGGCTTGCTCCAACATATCATTCCGCAATTTATCCACATTTTCCTTATAATTTTTCATAAATGTAGGATTATAATTAATAACATAACGCGGCTTGCCCCCCAAATTATTACACGTGTGATTCTTCAAAGGATATATATAATGTGGCGAATACACGTGATTGTACCAGTCATCACACCCCCAATTGATTATATTCTCAGGAAAAAAGAAACCGAATATCTCCATATGTAACCTAGATACGAATGCCTGTGTCAATATAAAATTATTATTGTTGATAGGCCCAGTTATTCCAATATTATGATTTTCAATTAATGTATTGATACAATCATTCACCCAACCATCCGTCTTGAAATCAATGTCGTCTCCGCACTGGTAAAAATAATCGCATCTGTCTATATAAGCCTCTCTAAATATTTTATTCCACATTTTAGTTAAATAACCCTTCTTTTCATTCAAAACAATAAATCGAAAATCGATATTTTTAAATACGCGCTTTAAATTCAACAATGCCTTTTGTTCGAGTGGGTTGTTAAATATTGGGTCATCCTCGTCCACGCCTAAAAAAAAGACGTATTCGTGCTCTTTATCTTGGTGTATTAAGAACGTCTTTATAGTCAATTTATATAAATACGTTTCGGTCATATGATACCAATTTCGATCGTGTGAAGTGCAAGGTATCAAAAACCCAATCTTCATAAATAAAAGTTAGATAAAACTTTAAGCATTTTTCAAAACATAATATGGGAATTGTTCAATTCGTTTATAATCAGACATTGCCCTCAAATTTCTCTCTTTAATCCGCCGAATTCTTAGTGGAGCTAATAACTGAACATCGTACTCTCTATCGTATACTTTTTTAATTATACCTTGTTCCTTCATACCGTTTTTATAGATAAAAAATACCTTCTCATTCTTTTTAAACTTGGAATTTGACACTTCATTTGCTAAACTGGGTATATGTACTTCGAGACCATTTGGTCCTACGCCAGTGACGCGTACCTTTTCTTTACGACCGTCGGGGTGTTTATAAGTAAACGAGTTACCTACATTTAATTTACGAGGCGTTCTTAATTGACTAAATGTTTTTGTATTCGATTTAACAGTAAATTTTCTAGGAGATCTATTTTCTTCAATTACAGATAATGGTCTAGCGGTAAACTTTCGCAATTCCTTCTTTGTAGTAAACTTCCGGACTGGTTCATTTGGATTCTGCATACGCCTTTCGGTTTTTCTACATATAAATTTATCATTGCGGGTCCATCCACGTTTGCATTCTTTAACGTACCTACAAGTTGATTGTTTTAATTCTTTACCAATTCTACAATCCTCCATTATTATATATATATATATTATAATGGCGGCTATTTTTAACATAGGGTATGTATTAAACGAAATTTATGCACGAGATCCACACGATTTAAACACAAATTATTTAGAATTTCTAGAAAAACAACTTCATATGGTTGATAAAGACCCGAAAGATCTTTCTTTAGAAAGAGAATTCATAGTTGAACTTATAAAATTAGAAAAATTGCGGGGCGAGTTATCCAAAATCGGAAACGCATCTAACTCTGAAATAGAAAGACTTAAAGAAAAAATCGAAATAGAGAGAAATTTTATGTTTAATGTAAAAGTAGACGAAGTTCACAAAGGAAGGTTATATTACGAGATATTAGTTGAACAAGATAAACAATTAAAAGAATTGGCAAAACACTTGACGCATCGTGTCCCTAAAAATAATGCCGCGCCGAACAGCACAACTAGGCGAACATCCAGAGGTCCTGTCGCACCTAGAAGACCAGGGATGCCAAGATCACCGCGTGCTCCGAAGCCACGAGCATCGGACTGGGTAGATACAATAAACGAGCAAGGTCTAAATAAAACACAGATACGTGCTCTTGAAAATAAGCAATTAAAACAAGTAATGGCATTAAGTTTAAGTGAAAATAGTAAGCGTGCTGCCGCGCCGAATAACACAACTAGACATACATCAATAGCCGCTTCAAATACTCAAACTGTAGAAGATGTTATTGAAGAAGCAATCGGTTTATTAAGATCACGCGCTGCAGGTGGGGAATATGGCCAAAGACTAAGTTTTTTAGATAATATGAATCATTTAAAAAAAAAAGTTCCTTCTACTTTTGATAATGATGTAGAATCACAATTTTTAAATCATCTTGTAGAAATAGAAAAAACACGGGACCGTTTATTAAGGCTTTCTCCTCTATTAAACGTTGCAACTAATTCAAATAAGTTGCCACATGGTACAGTAAGTATTATGGAACGTATTAAACATAATAGTGAGGTACCTTCTATTAGAGTTGAGCCAGGTATTAAAAATCACAATGTAGCTAAATATAAAGAGGTGTTGGCTACAGAACATAAAAAATTAAAAGAGTTTGCGAAATCAATAATATATAAATATGAACAAATATCCAATATGGCACAAAACACAAATAAACCAACCAGAAGACGTCTTGTACCACGTCGTGCTACAAGAACTGTACGTAGTCGTAGACCATCTGAATGGAAAGTAAATCGCACAGGAAATAATGGTTTAGAACTATGATCAATATTATTATATATATATATATTATAATGCCATCTGTTAAAAAACTAGTACCGAGAGGATCAAGAGTATCAAGACCAAAATTTGTTCCTTCGTTCAAAAATTTTAATACCCCTACCAAAAATTTAGACCATGAATTAATAGAACGTTCGGCAAAATATTACAATCACACTCAGCGTTACAAAATACCTGAACTTCAAAAACGATCTCCTTTATCAAAAAATGAAGTAACGCGTATATTATCTAGGATAAATCCAAACAACCGAGGTAAGAGTGATTACTCAGAGTTTAATCAAATGTTTAGAAGTATTAAGGGTAGAAGTCCACGCATAAAACCGAGGGCGTCAATTAGGAGAGCAATACCACCCAATGAAAACTTGAATCGCGCGATTGCATTATCTCTTGGCCCACATCCAAATGTTAATGCAAACGAGCAATTTGCAAAAAATTTAGAGAAAACATATCGTGATGAAGAATTACAAAAAAATCTAATTAAAAAGATGTCTAATGCTAACCAGAATAATGCTAACCGTAAAACAATGAAAAGATTTGAAAATAATTATGAACGTGCTCAGAAGACACAACGTCAAATTGAATCAAATCACGAATTAGCAAGAAAGTTGCAATCAAGAACTGCCGTACCCTTCGAATTATAATTACCACTTTGTTTTTTTTACATTGATTTTATGTCCCACTTTTCTAAATTGTTCAGGGTTATATGGAGCCTCTTCCTCTTCATCGCCAAGCGATTTTGACATTTCCCAGAACTCCTTCGACCCCAGCTTAAAGTCGTGGCGAATGTCTGAATTCGCCTTATACCAGAAAATTTGCTCACTTAATTTATTCGATTTTACGTTATTGTCGATGACTAAACATTCAAAATTCTCGGTACATTGGTCCATGACTTGACAAAAGGATTCAAACGTTGGAAACATACCAGCATAATTCTCATAGATGCGCTTACGATTGGCGATATAAGGCTCACGTAAAATAAACACATAATCGATATTTGTTCTTAAAGTGGGAGGGATACCCAAAGGATATTGCATTGTTATGATTAAAAACACTTTCCAATGACGACCGTTCATAAAGAGTAGTCGCATCATTTTATCTCTCGCCCATCCGTTATCGTAAAGACAATCGTCTAATATCACAAAGGCGCGCGGATCAATCTGGCATTTTTTATAGAGTGCAATCTGTTTATTCACTTCCTTAATTACTGTCTTTTGTCTCTTTAAAAGATTCTCTATAATACTCGTATTGTATTCGTCGTGAATGAATAATTTAGGCACGTGTGACGAATAAAAGCCATTGCCTGCTTCTGTGCCCGAAATAACTGTTCCGATTGGAATATCGCGATGGTGATAAAGCAAATCGCGTACTAAGAAACTTTTCCCGGTGTCGCGGCGGCCAATGAGTACGACGACAGGGCCTTTATTCTCGTCTTTTAAAAAAGTAATGCGTTTCATATCAAATTTTTTGAGTTGCAATTGGGACATATATTATATACAAAAGCAATTATTTGATATCAAACGCACGTTATCTAGATCTACGACTTCTATGATTTTTAAGTCGTTTCTCAATCATAGATGGAGATTCATTTTGTAATTTACCCAGACGCCTCACAAGTTCTTCTTCAGTTGGCCTGCCCTTTGAACCATAGTATAACTTATTCAGACGTTCCCGAAGTTCTTTCTCTGTTACAGAACTATTAGATGAACCCATATTTTTTAAGTTTACATAATTTGTAATTTCATTCACAAGCTCCTCGGCCTCTTTATTTGAATGAGACAAATCGCGCGATCCGCGCAATCCCTTATATCCAACCTCTCCCGGATGTTCACTCTTATACTTACACAATTTCCGGATATTTCTTTTTACGTCTTCATCTAAATATAGGTCATCATCATCTAAGTGTGGCAATATGCGCTTACAACTTATGTTTCTGGTACTGACTTGCGGAATAACTAGATTATTCTTCATCGTCTTACCTTTTAACGCACGCAACGAGTTTTTGTTAGTGAAACGTTTACGATTGCTAAGTCCAAATGTACGCGCGAATGAACGCCCCATTTTACCGAATACACTCATATATATAATAGAGTAATATAAAATGTATTGCGATATAATGTCTCTAAATTTAAATGAAATCAAGGACGACTATATCAATTTACTAAAACATCTAACAGATGCACCAGATATGCCTCTAGCCACGTTTGTCAACAATATTCACGATATACATCAACGCGGAAAAATCATTGTGTGTATCATAGATAATAAAATTATAGGTACTGGTACTATTATTTATGAGACGAAACTTATACATGGCGGTAAAAAGGTAGGACATATAGAGGATCTGGTCGTGAATCCAGAACACAGAAGTCAAGGAATAGCATCACAAATATTAAAACGACTTGTAGAAGATTCAATAAAGAATGATTGCTACAAGGTGATCCTAGATTGCAATTATAATATGATCGACTTTTATGAAAGAAACGGATTCACACATAAAAACGCACAAATGACTTACCACAACAATTTATCTGAGAGCCACCCCCTAGACCATTTGTTGTGACGATCCTTTTCGTGTCGAATCTTATATAATCGGCGACGGTTTTTAGCATATGTTATGCCGTGAGTTTTCATATAAGTAGGATAATTACTCATACCGTACGCACCAATACTTGCAATCTTTTTGCCCTTAAATACATTTAATTTCTTGCTTTTATTTAGAGAAGGTTTTACGACAACCCCCAACTTTTTCGCCTGTTTATATGTATAATTTGTGATTGAATACATATAAAAAGAAGATATATTAATATGAAATGGATCGGGTTCAGCAAATGAAAGAAATTCAACAAAAAGGACTTGAATTGTTCGAGAGAAAAAATAAGGATTATGGCGATGCTTTTGCTAAATTTGGGTTAATAGGCGTATTAGTAAGAATTGAGGATAAAATACAGCGAGCTATTTCGATAAGCAACAGCGGTATTGTTTTAGTAGACGATGAAGGCTTGAAGGATACGCTTCTGGATTTGCATAATTACGCGGCAATGGCGCTGATGGTTTAAGCGACGCTTAAAAATCCTTATTCACGTGTTTCATCAATAAATCAACATTACGCAACATAATCTCCAGATCTTGGCGTTTGTCATTATTCTCCACCTCCTTGAGTTTTTTAACAATCCCATCTTTAAGCCGTTGTACCGTCTTTTTGTACATTACAATTTTATCGTCGAACCCGTGATCTTTTGCTAAAATCATCCATCCTAACTTTTCAAACATCGAGTGATACCAATGAACGAGTCCCGGAAAAGTATAATCGGTGTTGTGGATAAATTTAATCTTTTTGATAAGCTTAGCAGTTTTCTTCATTAATATAAACCAATATTTTTTGAGTTTAAATTAAATTAGTTTTTTATCAATTAAACTAATGAACGATTGCGAGATGCCTTATGAAAAAGATGAATTTACTCTTTATAATCCAATATATGAAACAATTAAGGTAACTCCTAAAAAAAAGGTCAAGGAGTATCTCTCGCGCAACTCATATAATAAATATACCTTTGTAGATGTATCGGGTGTCAAGCGAGAATGTTTTAAGAAATACATTACATTAGTAGATTATGTAAAATTTTTAATAGGGAAATACCAACCCGAACATATGCAAAGCCTTCCTTCACTAAACCATAAACTTGATTCTTCCTATAATGAGTACATACATTCGATACATAATTATGCATATGTAGACGGTTTTTTCTATTATTTAACGTCGAAGTTGAAGGATGTAGGATTTGTACACGGTATCGATTTTTACGATAGTTACATTTGTCTAACCAAAGATTGCAATATCAATATATCAGATGATTTTGAATTTTTATGTGATTCGAATTTTTTCAATGATAATCTGAATAAACTTTTCCGGTTTAAAGACCCGATTTTCAATACAATGTTTCAAAAGAAAGAACCGGTTACAATTAGTGATGAGAATATTGAGATTGAGGCAGATGAACTGAGTGGTTCAGAAGATGAGCCCCTAGTATTAGAAGATATCGAGTCAGAAGATTGCTATCAATCTGAAACATACGACTCTGACCATTCTACAGTGGATAATTCAGATGACGAATGCGAAGACGAAGATAGTGAACATTGGAGCACAGATGAAGACGAATCTTTCGTAGAGGTAGAAGAGCTCACGCTTATCATAGATAAAATTCCTACACAAGTAGTCTCTATCGAATGCTGTGAGATGACATTTGACTCTATATTAGAATCGGACAAAATCACAATGGAAGAATTAGAGAGTGCAATGTTTCAGATTATAGTGATGTTACACGTATACCAAAGCGTATATAAATTTACCCATAATGATTTGCATACTAACAATATAATGTATATTACTACCGACCAAACGCATTTATCTTATAAAATCAATAATATTTTTTACAAAATACCAACATATGGCAAAATATACAAGATTATTGATTTTGGGAGATCAATTTATACTGTAAAAGACACGCTGATCTGCAGCGACAGCTTTTCTGATAATGGAACGGCACATACCCAATATAATTTTCAGCCATTCTATAATCCGGATAAGCCAATCATCGAGCCCAATAATAGTTTTGATCTATGCCGACTTGCGTGCTCGATGGTAGATTTTATCGTAGAAGATTTCAAACATATTGATAATTATAGAAAGGTACCAGTATATGATATGATTATCTCGTGGTTGTACGACGACAACAATGTAAACATTTTATATAAAAAAAATGGTGAAGAGAGATATCCTGATTTCAAGCTATACAAGATGATTGCCCGATTGGTGCACAATCATTCGCCAGAAAAGCAATTTGGACACGAGTGTTTTCAAAAATACATAACTACCAAGCATAAGGGAGTTATGGATATAGACAAAATTAAAAGCCTGGTTCGTTTGTAAAGACCTTGGCCTTAGATGAATCATTTGATAAATAATAATCTTTTCCGTACAAAACAGCCATTGATATCAAAAATACAAATACAGTATCTTTCATATTACTGCGTTTGACATCTTCTTCTTCGTCTTTGTTTAAAACCATCTTCAATATAAAAAATAAGACTGCTATACAGAGCGATATATAGAGGGTTTCCATTAAAATATATATACTTTAATAGTTCATATATTTTAACGCATTATAGTTCTTCAAACTGAATATCAACCTTCTCACTACTCGACAAGTCAAGTATCTCGCCTAAATCGACTGGCTCAAGATCTCCTAAACTAGATTCTGGCGATTCGAACGTAAGGACGGAATTTGTATCGGAGAACTTAATTCGAGGCGTCTCTGGTACAGGTGCTCTTACTGCAGGCATTTCAAATACGAGGTTTTCTACGGGTTCTTGCTTTGGCTCGGGCTTTAGCTCAGGCTTTAGCTCGGGCTTAAGAGGTTCTTTTATTTCTTGCCTGACAACCTTTTCAATTCTATCCACATCATTTTCCTGTGTCTCGTCGATAAATTGTCTTAATAGAGTCTCGATGGGTATGCGGTCTCGGATAGTATTCATAATACAAGTCTGTACGATGTGTTCAAATTCACGGTTACGTTTTTGAGTTTCAAGCGGAGGAATATCAATCTCAAATAAATAGATGTTTGAATATAATTTCCGAGCAATGTTGGTGTATGTTTGGTGAACAAAATCGCTAAACTCTGGTATATCAATAGTTACCTTTTTCGTCTCCGTTCCAACGCGTACACACGACAAAATTTTCAGTTGAACGATATGAACACACGTTAAAATATCTTCTAAATAAGAGCAGTTGCATAACTCAATAATGCGTTTTTTTTCAGTATCGATGATAGTTTGATTCCATTTAGGAATACGTGCTAAAAGATTCTGGAATGTCATTAGATACTTCTCTTCTTCGTCATTGTCGGTGCACAATTGAACGGATTCGTTAAAGATAGAACGGAACCCGTCGATGATATGTGGTGTCAAATAGTTCATCAGAATAATGCTCCATTCGTTTTTGGAATCCGACAAAGTGTTGCTGCTATAATCATCCATTAGTAAATTGGCTTAAAATAATAATTGATTAGTAACGCAATAATCCATATGGTAATTGAAACTCGTCCTTCTTAATTTATATAGTTTACGTTTATGGCAACTTGTATAGCAAGAATATCGTTTACAGCTGCCCCTTTACCCTTTCGTCATTATGTGAATATTTAATCACATTTAATTTTATACTGTCCTAATATAGAACAAAGTTCTCCTCTAAAATTGTCTAGAAGACTACGCGCTGGTTTATTAGTTGCAATTTGCTTACCATATAAGTGTTGAAAAATATCTGCTTCGTTAGTTTTCGCAAGAACTTTAATTCTATCTTCCAACGCCTTCACTTCTATATCATTTAATGCGGCAAGTCCATCTAATATTTCTTTTTGACTAATTACTCTGGCTCCTGTATTAGGTACCTGTTTGTAATTAAGTATAGATACAATTTCTATTGCTATTTTTGTTCTCTGTGCATCAGTTTGAGCTGCCCCACCTCGTCTATGAGATTTTCTTTTATTTCTTTTAGTTTTACCAAATACTATTTTCATAGTTATATTATATTACGATAATAACACAACAAGTAAAAAAAATATATACTACCACAATCAACATCACCCTGACCCCTTAATTTGTCTCCAGCATCACGAATTGCTTCGACCAATGAATGTTTTAATTCTTCATTGTCTGGAAGTTTTAAATGCGCAAATGTTCCACCTCTAGTTTTCTTTTACGCATACGTCTAGATTTCATTGTATATAATAAAATAATATATTATGCCGACCCTTGTAATTGTGTTAAGTGAAACTAGAGCAAGCGAACTCACTTTTGATAATTTTAAAAAAAATGTAATCGATGAATTAAACGCCGATTTGTGTGTATGTATTGGCGTGAAGCCGGATTACGACTATAACAATCCATTTTATCAATTAGCAAAATATAGATTTACATATGATGAACCAGATGATTATGGTGATGCATTTGATTATGCTTATCATATATTGTCACAGAGCAGGCCTAAATACGAATTTCTAAAAAATGTAAATGCGCTGTACGGGCAATTAAAAGAGCCAAGAACATCTACAGAGAATGTTACATATTATGGGGACAGCCCAATAAGCGATGACTTTCAAGATGACTCTATTGTAATACACTCGGAACATTTTCAAAATAATATGTGGAAAAATCAAACATATGGGGTTAAACATGCTAATTTGGTTCCTGAAGGAAATGTAAACACGTACAAAAAACCATTACATTGGCGTGAATTTATAAAAGTAAAGGACCAATTTTTAGGTGGAATCAAAGACCCCAATCAACATTCAGGCTCTGCTGGAATATTGATATTTTTCAGATGGTTTTTGTTAAAAAATCTGATAGATAATGATTTAATTGACAAATATGATAAATTCGTGATAACCAGAAGTGATTTTATATACCAATTACCTCATCCTAAAGTGGAGCTTATGTCTGACAATATATGGATACCCGATGATCAGCATTACAGTGGATACACGGATAGACACGCAATATTGACAAAAAATAACATCATTCCTTATTTGAATATATTAAATAATATGGTTCTTAGGTCCAACGAATATTATATGAAAATGACCACGTATCACGAATGGAATTTAGAAAAATTAATCAAATTTCATTTAATACAAAATAATGTACTGCATCAAGTGAAAGAATTCCCCTATGTAATGTATACAGTAAGAAACATAAATGGAACCACTCGATGGGCTCAAGGTGAATTTTCAAATGAGCTGGGGTATTACATAAAATACTCGGGTGAATATGAAAATTCAAGCAATTACAAGAATAAATTTCTACAGTCAGGCTTGACAATTGACGAGTTTTACAAGAGCGTTTACCGCTAATTACAATTGTGGCAATATATCGTATATATTTGTATCATTCTCTTTTGCTTGTTTCATTATATCCAAACACGCCTTTGCACCCCTTGAACTGCATATATGTATTATAGAAGGATGATGTGTTTCGAAAAAAGTTTTACTTCGCAAATGCGATATATATTCATTTGGACAATGATTCGTTATAAAAAAATTATATTTACCAATATTGGTATTATATGTGATTGATTCTTCAAATGAAGAAAATTGTTTATGATATAATATATTCCAATATTTTTCAAAGTTTATCCATACATTAAAATTTAAACTATTCAATTGATTATATGCAAAAACATAATCTAGTTTACAATTATTCGGTATAAATATTACACCACTGTTCATCATTTTATCATAATCATACATATCACAAGAACCTGAACCCATATTGAACATAAGTAATTTATTTATATTATTTAAATCAATACGATTTATACATATTGTATCCGATTCTACATATAATACTGTTTTTTTTTAAACAAAATGAATT